TCAAAGAAACCACCTGTAATAACGTCAAGCTGGTCTAAAATATTTATGGTGGTTTGTATCATGGCTCTTTTCAGAGAATTATTTCTTGTTTGTATGTTTTTCATGGTTACACCGACTCTCTTTTTGTAATTGCGTGCTTTCCGTCTACAAAAGAAATGTCAACTTGAGTGTTTCCCACGTTATAATCTGGTAACGATTCATAAGCAGGATGCCCTTTAAAAATAGCCTTTAGTGCCGTGTTTACATGGTCTGTATTAAGTTTTTCGCTTGAAAAAGAGTTCAATATACGAGCACGCTCTATTTGGGGTAGAAGCCAATAAGCATCCCATCGCGCTCTAGCTTTACATAGCCCAGCCTCTTTGTATGGCTCAAAAAAGCCATAAAACCCGTTTGCCATGTAGTTACAATTGGCGTGTATTAATTCATCTAGCTCTTTAAAAGTTTCTTTTGACATTTTCATGGTTACACCGTCTTTATTTTATTTGACATGTTCATTATTTTAATCTCTCTTTGAGGGTGGCCCTATGACCACGTTTACAATAGCTGCTAGTAGCAGTAGAAATAGAAAGTGCATTTGATTTAGTTCCCGTCTTTGATGTTTGCTTTAGCTTTGTCCATATAATACCTCTTATATGGACAAATCTATCTAGATATGAAAAACAAAGTATTTTCCATTGTGGTAGGTATTCCAAAAGCGATTCTTTGCGAATGCTTCCCAGTCGATGCAATAAGCTATTTCATCAGGAATCTTTCTAAGCATTCCAATATCATTGCAATATTCTTCGATAACTCCAGAGATAGAATCACCGCTACCAACAAATAAACATTCGAGATCTTCAATCTTCGAAATGAAGTTGTTTGAATTAAAGTCTATTCCTTCATAGTCAGAGTAGGCACAGAGCATTTCTTTGTCGGATTCGCAAAAAGAAGCCCATACCCAATAATTTTCTGAAATGTGAGATTCGCTAGCTGATCCGTTTGGTATATCGTGCCAATCTTGAAACATTAATTCAGGGTCTTTTTCATCGTTATGAATTTCTAAACAGGCATCAATAAACGCCTCTTTGTCTGAATAGTCGTCTAGTAAGAGCCATTCACCCGATAGACACCCATTATTATATTTTGCGTATGTACCAACGTATATAGAAGGGGAGCCATTAGGTGATTTTGCTTCTTTCTCACTTGTAACTATATTTTCTAATGTAGGTCTTATGTAATTCATTCTTACCCTCTCTGAGCACTCAAGCTCTTTGTTATGCTACTAATATAACAAACCCGTGTATTAATAGCAACGCATATGTGTTTAAATGTAGCAATGTGTAAGTCATATCATTAAATATTAGGATTGTTTAAATGATTTGTGTTAAAACTAGGGCGAATATGAGGTGAACACATGGCGAGTAGAAATAATCCGTATCCGGCTAAAAATCCAATGGGTAGGCCGGAATATTGGACCGAAAAGAGAATAGGAGAGCTAGAAGATAGTTTGTGGAAACACGTTAACAATCCAAGCTCTCATGATATTTTGGGATGGCGTGGAAAAGAGAAATTAACAAGGGCTGTGGTGTGTAGTATTTGTTTGAAATCACATGACTTTCGCAACTCTTACGAGACTGCAAAGGCTGTTTTAGGCTCTAGAAGGCAAAAAAACGCATTAACTGGAGAGTGGAATTCCGGCGTTGTAAAACGAGATGATTGGAATTATGACCAGGATTTATCTGTTTATGATAAAGAGATGCGACAAGATCCAAAAGATTTAAATACAAGCCCAGCACAACTAGCGGAGCAAGCAGCGCAAAGAGCCAAATCATCAAATGACGATTGATTTCAACCGACTTCATGACAAGGAATATCGACTAAATAATCTTTATTGCATCATTGACAAGGGGTCTAGCAATATCAGATTTAAAATGAATGAGGCGCAAAGTGAGGTTTTCCATAATCTACATAATAAAAACTTGATTCTCAAGGCGCGACAGCTTGGAATGAGTACCTTTGCTATTTTGTATCTACTAGATGAAGTTATTTTTAATTTCAATACAAGTGCCGGAGTAGTGAGCTATTCTCTACCTCATGCGCAACATATCTTTAAAAACATCGTAGGCCATGCGCTAAACAATTTCCCTATAGAGTTGCAACCTATGGGGATAGTATCCAAATCAACTAAAGAAATAACGTTTACTAACGGCTCCAATTTCAGAGTTGATACATCGTTGAGAGGGGGAACTACTCAACTGGTTCTAATTACAGAGTTTGGCAAAACATGCGCACGCTCTCCCAGCAAATCAGAGGAAATAATCACGGGTACGCTCGAATCAGTCCCAACAACTGGTCTTATCCTCATAGAGTCGACAGGTGAGGGAACAAGTGGCGCATTTACTGAAGCATGTCAAGCAGCTCAAGTCAGAGGAAACAAAAATCTAACTAGCAGTGACTACAAGCTACACTTTTTCCCTTGGTATTGTGAGGCTGCCTACTCTCTCAGTGACGATATCGAGCTTGATATTCCCATCAAAGATTATTTTGTGATGATAGAGAAAGAGCTGAGCATGACGTTTACAGCTGGACAAAAGAAGTGGTATCAAAAAAAGTGGGAATCTCTAGGTGAGAAAGTCCAGCAAGAATACCCATCTACTATAGAGGAATCTTTCGTTTCCAACGCTGAAGCGTTTTATTACGCTAAAGCTCTACAAGATGCAAGGCGCGATGATCGTATTGTTAACCATCACATATACGACCCTCTTTTGCCTGTATATTGCGCAGCTGATATAGGCGTTACAGATCTAACAGTGATAACGTTTTTCCAACTCCACCACGGGGAGAGACGTTTTATAGACTACTATTCAGACACAAACAAAGATCTTGATTTCTACGTAAACCACCTACTAAAAGAGAAACCATATACCTATCACACGATTGCCCTACCTCACGACTCAGTGAAAAAGGGAAGCGTACAGGTGGATAACGTGTTTTATTTTGAATTCAAAAGGCTTATGGCTCACACGGGGACTAGAGTTGTTGTTCTAGATAGATCTGATAGAAACGCTGGCATTGGAAACGCGATGCACAAAACAAGGCTTTCCGTATTCGATGATATCAAAATGAATCCATACATTAAACATCTATCAGCCTATAGAAAAAAGTGGAGCGATCAAGTAGCCCGTTACGTAAACGAGCCGTTGCATGATATTAATTCAGATTATGCAGATAGCTATAGATACGCGCATCAGCTAGCGGACATAATAGAGAGTTCAGGCAATGCGAGTGGAGCCCTAGAGCGTCATAGGAAAGTAGTATCAAACAGAGCTAACAAAGTTTTTTAAAATAGGTGTCTAGTGACTGATTCAAATATACAGCAAGAATTTAATGAAAATTACCAGTATGCAAATCAATATTGGGCTCCATTCATAAAAGACGCGCAAGCCTACACCCTAGCATCATCAGGGCTATCATGGGATGACAAAGAGAAACGTCAACTCCAACAAGAAGGGAGAGAGGCGATCGAGTTTAACATAATGAGACGGCCTCTATCCTTCTTTTCTGGGTGGTTGAGGGACAACGTAAACTCTATTGTGTACTCTCCAGTAGAGGGCTCCGATCAAGAAACGGCCGACCAATTCACAAAACTAGGGTATTACGTATGGGACAAGGGAAAGGGATTTCCAAACTTCCTTGATTCATATGATGAGGCTTTTAAGAGCGGTATTTCCCTTGTTGGAATACGTAAAGATTTCTCTAATGATTTTATAGATGGCGATATAAACTTTTTCAATCGCACGTACAATAGCTTTTACCTAGATCCTACGTTTAGCTCTATAGATCTAGACGATTGTGGTTTTGCAATCACGCGCGACCTAGTAGGCGTTGAACAGGCAAAGCAGATGCTAGCCCCTAGCCAGGTAGACCCAAGAATAATTGACGATATCAATTTGAATTTCAGAGATGATAAATTCATAAGCTATCGCCCAAATGTAACAAGCGCGGTAAGATCAAAGAAAATCGTCACATATGATCAATACTATAAAAGAACTAGCAGAAATAGAAAGTTTCTCGTTGATATAGAGTCAGGATTCAATAGGGATATATCAGATCTTCCAAGCGATGAAATGAAGCTTCTAAAAAGAGGCATTAAAAGATTTGACGACACCCGTAGAGAGTTTGATCTTATTGGAGAGCAAGATATAGATATTCCTAGGCTTGAGGTGAAAACAGTTTCACGACCTCACATTGAATTGCACATCTCATTAAATGGTGAGCTTGTCTATTCGGGTGAAGATGAAATAGGAATTCCAGAATCTTATCCATTCGTTCCGTCTCTTTGCTATTTCGAACCCTCTATTTTCATGCCATCACAGCGCATACAAGGCATGGCTTCTTGTCAGTGGTCACTTCAAAGGCAATTCAACAAGCGACACATGAAAATCATTGATATGATGGACTCTACTATTTCAACGGGGTACAAGTATCTAATTGGCTCAGTACCCGATGAAACAGATTTGCAACAAGCTGGAGCCAATAGGCTTATTGGTGTTTCTTCTAACCCACAAGAAGCCCCTGAAGGTTTGAATTCAGTACAAGAATTGCAAGGCGGTGGAGCAAACCCAGCTCTTTTGCAATATCAGGAAATACTAGACAGGCTTTCCCTAACCCTTGGAAATGTCACAGATGCAACCCTAGGAATGGATGAAAAGAATAACACCCTAGTTTCTGGTAGGCTTGCACAAGTCCAAATTGCACAAAATCTACTAGCTAATAGGAAAGTATTTGATAACGTAGACACCACTCAACAAGCTCTGGGTAGCCTTGTTCTTAAGGCGATACAAAGGAACTACTCACCTGGCAAGGTTGAAAGAATCTTGAATGAGCCACCTACTGAGCAATTTAGAGAGGAACAGTTTGAGCAATACGATGCTGTTATAAAAGAGGGTGTCAGGTCTAAGTCACAAAGAGACGCTTATTACTATGAGCTAGTAAATCTCAAGCGCGATGGTATTGTAGACGTTCCGCAAAGTGCTATCATTAAGGCACTTGAAATGACAGGTGTTGATGAGCTTAGAGATGAAATAGAGGCGCAACAGGAAAGACAAAACGAGCAACTAGCTAAGGTTGACGCTCAAGAACAAATGGCCCTAGAACTTGCTAATAGCCAAAAGATTGCTAACCTCTCTCTCTCTAAAGAGCGTGAAGCTAGAGTCATTGCAGATATCGGACTTGCTGAAGAAAGGCATAGTGAAGCTGCAAGCAACCAAGCGGATGCCGTTCTTGCTAGAGCTAAAGCTATGGTTGAACTTTCACAAATGAATGAAGATAGGCTAATGAAACTATATGAGTTTATGGAGGTGATGCAAACGCAAGAAGAAGCTGAACAAGAAGTAATCTCAGCACAAACAGAGGCTAAGGCGCAAGAAATTGATCAAAGAGATGAGTTTCGACAGCTAGAAGCAACGCAAAAACCTCAACAACCTACAGAGGCGCAACAGCGACAGCCACAAGCTAATCCTTTTGATGAATTTTAATATTGAAAAGAATGTAAATTCCAAATATAAACAGCAATGTATGATAGCCTTAGCTAAATACAAGAACAAAGTAACTAGGAATTAGTGATGAAAAAAACAAGCATGAATAGCCCAGTAGGACTGTATTCTACAAAGGGAAATCCTATGAAAGCAGCTAGACAAGTGCCTTCACAGTTTGACCCAGGCTCTAACTCAGATCAACAAATGGCAAACAAGCTTTTGAAAAAAGCAAAGGCACAAAACGAAAGCCTTCGCGGAAAGAGTGGAATGTAAATGTCTTTGATGAAGTGCCCTGATTCAAATCTTATATTGCCAGAGCAGTTTGTAGATCAGCGTATAGCGTTAACAAATGTAATCAATGAGCTTGTCGAAAAGACAACTAATTCGCTCTCTCACGTTCGAGAGGTTTACTATTTAACACTAAGCGCAAAGTTTAGCAAATTTGACTCTGAAAGGTTTGAAGTAGCGCAACCCATCATGACATATAAGTTACCACCTTTTAAGAATAACCAACTCGTTTATTGGATTGATCCAATACGGGGGATTAGAGAAATGTTATGGATGGTAGCCCCAGCAAAACGGGGTGAAAAGCTAAAAGTAACATTCAATGAAACGGGTGTCGCCTACCTACAAGCAAAGGGCGCAATGCCAGATAAGGCGAAGCCTTCATAAGAGGTTATCTTATGTTACCACGGGGAAGTTATGACAGTGGACACCGAACCACACGTAGAAGAAGTTCAAGTTAACGAGCCTATCTCAGAAGTTCAAGAAGTTCTTGAAGGCATGGGAGAGGTTGAGAAACTTGAGCCTCAAGAAGAAAAGCAAGTGCCTTTATCAGCACTGCAAAAAGAGCGAAAGAAGCGACAGGATGCAGAATCCGGCAAACATCGCGCTGAAATAGAGAGCCAGTATCTAAAGGAGCAGTACCAAAAGAGCACTGTTCAAGAAGAAGATGATTCTCGTTATGACACTCTAACAAAGGGTGATTATGACGCGAAAACACAAGTCACCAGAGCTGAGATCATTAGAGATGTCAAGGAGGAGACTTGGAAAGACGTTAATTCAGAGAAAGCAGCTTATGTAGATGCAAATCTACAAGATTTTTTAACACAAAGGCCAAACTTAGCGAGCGCGATTGGAGAATCAAATAATCGGTATAAAGAAGCATACGATCTTATGTTTGCCTTGTCACCAAAGCAGCGTAGGGAAATATCTTCCCCCCCTAAAAGAGTTTCACCAGCCTCACCAGCAACAGTTTCTAAGGTGGGAGCAATGAATCATGCCGTAGATGTTATGTCTATGTCAGATGGGGAATATCGAGAGTGGAGGAACTCCAAAAAGAGCCGTTGATTTTGCAAAGGTAAATCATGAGTTCAATTACTACAACCGATAGCTACGGTTCAATGACTGATGCGTGGGCTCACAGAGCTCTATTACAACGTTCAGCTCCTAGAAACGTACATAACCTTTTTGGTAAGTCTTTTAGCCTACCAGAAAAACAATCAGCGACAGTAACATTTCGCAGACAAGAAAACCTAAACTCCGATCCAGTAGTTCTTTCAGAAGACAGCGATCCAGCACCTGAGCAAATCAACAAGTTTGATATTTCTGTTACCGTTCAGGAATTTGGAAAGGTTGTTTTACTCTCTAAGAAAGTACTTCTTGTTGTTGAAGATGATACAGCGTCTGAGACGGCCGATAACCTAAATCAATGTATGCACACCATGCTTGATAAAGTTACTAGAGATGTTTGGGACTCTAGCGTAGCGCAAATTTCGTGCCTATCTGGTACAAACGGGAATGCGATTACGGAATTGTCACAGGGTGACGTAGATAGAGCCATTGCATATCTAGACGAAAACGACAGTGAAAAAACAACTCCAGTGATTGACGGTTCTTCGCGTTTTGGAACAGGCCCCGTGGAATCAGCTTATTGGATGGCTTCACACGTAAAATTAAAGCCAGATATTCGCGCTTTAGATGCCTTTTTGCCTACAGCAGCGTACGGATCGCAAGATAACGTTTTACAAGCGGAATTCGGAGCTCTTAACGAGGCTAGAGTAGTAACTTCAACTCTAATCAAAGTTTCTGCTGATAATCCAGCTGTTTACAATAACACTTTTTGTGCTGCAAACGCATATGGCTACGTAAGTATTGATGCCGTATCTACGGAAATGATTCTTAAGCCACTAGGTTTCAATGACTATTTGAATAGATTTCAATCAATGGGCTTCTCTGCATATTTTGCAGCTGAAATCCTTGATGATAGCCACATTGTAACTCTACTCTCAACAAAAGCTCTTGCAGCATAAGGAAAATATATGTCAGATCTACACCAAGGACAGTCTATGTCCGAGGCATACCAGTTTATTTCTGCTGGTACGGCCCATACTTTCACCTTTAATTTTCAACCCGATAAGGTTTTGTTTACTAACTTAACAGATTGGGCTGGTGTTGCTGGTGGACTACCAGAATCTCTATGGCTTAGAGATCAAGTTGCAGATACAGACGCGCTTCAAAAGCAAGTCATTGATTCTGCTGCTGGCTCAAGCTTTAACTACATTCTAGAAGGCACGAACGGCTTTACAGTAGCAAATACTGCTGGAGGAGCATCGGCATATAGAGCACTTATTGCAGGTGTTTCTGCTGCCGATCCTTGTGTAATTACAACTTCATCAGTTCACGGATATCAGAATAACCAAGTTGTTCGCGTGACAGATCTTGGAAATGATATGCCTACAGCTAGAGGCATGGAGCAAATCAATAACAAGCGATTCAAGATCACTATTATTGACACTACTTCATTCTCTCTACAAGATCCTGTAACAGGTGAAGATATTGATTCATCTGCTTATACAGCGTGGGTTTCTGGTGGCCGTGTAAACTTGGAGACAAGAGTTCTTCAGCTTAACAATCCACAACAAACACCATATAGCGCAGCGTCACCATATCAAGCCAACCAGTTTGCATATGATCCAGTAGAGTACAAACTCACTGCTGGTACTGCTGTTATGGGCTCTGATTCAGACGTTTTCCTTATTGAGGTTTACAAGTTTGGAGCTGTATACAACCTAGGCGATCTTCTTACTTAGTATTGGTTTTGTTTCTGCTAGATCCTGTAACAGGGATCTAGCTTTTAAAGGGATTGCATGACAGAGACTGCATTTAGAGCACTTATTAGCGCGATATCGCAAAGCAAGCCTTGTATAATCACAACGGTAGAGGCTCACAGCTATCAAACTAATCAGATGATTAGGATTACTGATTTAGGAAATGAAATGCCCGTGATACGTGGAATGACGGCTATTAATGATAGGCGTTTTCAAATCACAGTCATTAGCACTACCTCTTTCTCTCTACAAGATCCAATTACACATCTAGATATTGATTCCTCAAACTATGAGGCGTGGGTTTCTGGTGGCCGTGTAAACCTAGAGACAAGAGTTTTAGCTCTAAATAACCCTCAAGTGTTTCCTTATGATGAAACTCCCTATGTACCTAATCCCTTTAAATATGAAGCCGTTTAAATGACCAATAAAAGCGTAAAGAGTGAAAAAGCTCCTAAGATTTCAAAGAGTGAAATAAAGAAGTTAGTAGCAGAAGCATTAGCAAAAGCAAAGAAACAAAAACCATAAACCAAAGAAACAACATGGCAAGACCAAGAAAAGATGCAAACGTAATGGACAAAGCAATTGAAGGAGCAGTACAAGAAAAGCTCTCAATTGAAGATATGCCCCTTACATCGATGAGAGAATACAGACAATACAATGAAGAAGCGCGTAGTCTTAATAAGAAGCTGAAGATATGCCGATATCCTATTAAGCCATGCCCTGTGGAGTTGCACCCTACCGAAAGAGTAATGTTTGACAGGTTCGATCAACCTACAAATCCTGTTCCTGTTTTTATCAGCAATGACAAGATTCATTTCAAAAAACAACTAGTTCCTGGTCAACTTTATGACTTGCCGAAATACGTAGTCTCTTACCTAGGATCAAAGGGTAAGCCAGTTTGGGGATGGGTTGAAAAGCCTGATGGCACTCATGAGACCAAAGAAGTAAGTAAGACAAAGAGATTCTCGCTAAAAGCTATTTATTCGGATTATAACGACTATGAGTAGAAATATATCAGATGTTTTGAGAATCATGAGGCTTGCTATTGGAAGAAGGAACCCTAACGATCCTGATTCTAATGACACTACACTTTTGCAGTATGTAAATGATTTCATGAGTCTCACTATGTCTGATGATTTCAAGATTTTTGAGCAATACGGCACAATGTCTTTTGAGATTAGCGATATTATAAACCCAGATGGAGTTTATGACTTTCCAGGTACGGATAATGTACCCAGTTTTGTAAATATATCCTCTGAAGTGATGATTTCGTTATCAGCTCCAGCAAATGGCTCTGTTTCATGGCGACCTATACAGCTTATTCAAGATCCAGGTGAGTTTTACTCTTATTGGGGTATCAATAATATAGATATTCTCATTAAGGGAGCTCCTATTCAGATGCTGTTTCACTCAAATCAACTTGTATTTCGTACCATTCCAGATACTGAATATATGGTTAAGATTTACGGGTATCAGTCCATTGCAGAAGCTGCTTCTAGCACAACTGAATTACCGTTTGCCTATTGGATGAGGTTTTTAGCATATGGAGCAGCAAAGCAATATGCAGCAGATTATCGCCTAGATCAAGAAGCCACTATGAATATTGAGAGGAATTACAATCGCGAGCGCGTTTTGTTAATGACAAGAACCCATAATCAGATCAAAACACAAAGATGTTTTCCCAAATTTTAGGTAAATAATGGCATATGTAGAAAGCACTCCAGATGGAAATGAGTCAGTAGCAACGAATAAGACCCAATTTGTAGATAATTTCACGAGTTTAAAAAACCAACTAGAGGTGGATCACTACTTTGCGACTAATGCAAGTAATGATGGGATGCACAGATCAGTGCAATCACCAAATACAGAATCAGCACCAGGCGTGCCAAGTGATGTTGCTCTACACGGAAGTTCAGCAGGAGCCACCTATCTAAAGAAAAAGACAAGTACTGAGTCTCCAGCAAATGAAGATACAATGCCTTTCTTTAGAAACTCTACCGCTATAATGCAGCTTTGTGGAATGAGATCTTGTGGCGTTTTTGATAGAGCAACCACTAATGGAGCCGTTACACTTACATATTCTCATAACGCTACACTAGAGCGAATTGGAACAGGGAAATATAGAGTTACATTCCCATCGTCTTTGCCAACTAATAACTATTTAGTGGTTGGTGGAGCCGTTGTTTATGACAATTCAGGTGTTTCATGTGAGCTAAATGTTACAGGTTCTACAACCATGTCGACTAAAACAACTGGTATTTTAGATGTTGAAGTCAGAAAGGTAACTGGAGGAAGTTCAAATGGAGAATTACTTGATCCAGCCCAGGGCTGGTTTATGGCGTTTGGTGGATAATGGAAATATTTGAAATAACTGGGTTTTCTACAGGCGTTTCTAGAGAGGGAGTAAACTACCTTGAACCTAGCGACTCCTTTCAAAACATTCGAAATGGATTCATCCATAGGC